AGCTCCGGGGTGGATATTGGCGAAGCGCTTGTGGAATTTGGTCGCGTATCTCTACCTAAGACTAAAGGCGGCAAACAATTCGCGACGGACGAAGCCGCGCTGCTAGAAAACGCAGTAGGTAACCCGCTCGGCCAGGCGGTGATTGATTTCCGCGAAGCCTCCAAGATGGCCTCTACCTACGTCAACCCGATTCTGGATACTACCAAGCACACAGACGGAATGCTGCACTCCGGCTACACATCGATGCACACGCACACGCTGCGGCTGTCCGCGTTTGACCCCAATATCCAAAACTACCCTAAGCGCAACGCTGAACAGAAGCAGCTTCGCAAGCAAGTAAAAGCACCGCCCGGTTGCGTGTTTGTGGCTATTGATCAGGGTCAGCTACAGGCACGCATCATTGCAATGGCCACGCGCGACCGTGCATTTTGCGCGTCGTTTCTGAAAAACATAGACATTCACTACGTCTGGCTGGACAAGTGCCTGGCTATTGACCCGGACTATCACTACAGATTGATTGAAGTTGCTGGGCTGCGTAGCAACGCTTCGGAGAAGGAAATCCGCAAAGCTGGGCGCACTATTATCAAGACAGACTTCGTGTTTGCGTCATTCTTCGGGTCGGGTGCCCCCAACATATCCACACGAACTAAGATTCCGCTCCGCTTGGTGCAGCAGTTACATGAAGAACTGTGGGCCGAGTTCCCGGACGTGCGCAAGTGGATCAAGCAGCAGCGCCAGGAATACAGGGAAACAGGGTCCGTCCGCACACTGAACGGCATGGTCCGCCACGGCATCCTCTACGGCAACGAACCACTGAACGGTCCCATACAGGGCTCTGAGGGTGAAATCATGCTGCCGGCCATGAATGACCTTGCACGCATGGCGCGGGAGCAGGATGACGTCTACTTGCACCCCCGGATGAATGTGCATGATGACTTGTCCTTCTTCCTACCAGATGACGAACGGTGCGAGCAGTATATTAAAACAATAGCGGAGGTGATGCTGCGGGTGCGCTACCACTGGCAAATCGTCCCGCTCACTGTGGAAGTAAGTGTCGGGAGTAACTGGTATGACGTGGAGGAAGTAGCTGTGATCAAAGGGGACTACGTGCGATGACTATTGAGCAGCCGCTAATCACCAAATACCGTCCAACCAATTTTGATGAAGTGGTTGGTCACGACACCGTCATCCAAGCGCTGCGGCGTGCGCTGACCTCGCCCAGCTTGCCGCACGCCTACCTGTTCACGGGTCCGTCCGGAATCGGCAAAACCACGATAGCGCGCATTGTTGCGACGGAAGTGGACGCCGACGTTTTGGAAATCGACGCTGCATCCAATAGCGGCGTCGACGCCATGCGCGAGCTAGTGGAAACCGGCCAGCATATGAGCCTAAGCGGCGCTGGCCGTCGTATGTTTATTCTTGATGAATGTCACATGATTTCGAAATCGGGTTTTCAAGTAATTCTCAAAATACTAGAGGAACCACCCGCACACTTGTTCCTCGCACTCTGCACCACGGAACTACAGAAAATCCCGGAGACAATCGTGACGCGCTGCTATCACGTAGCCCTACGTCCGCTGTCCGGCCGGGAGCTGGATGAATACGTGGCTATGATTGCCGACCTTGAAGGTTGGACCGTAAGCCTCGACGTGGCCTCGGCCGTGGTGCAGGCCGCTACCGGCCAGCCACGTAAAGCGCTGTCCATTCTGCAAGCTGTCCATGACGCACCTAACCGCGACGAGATGCGGCGTATCATCGCACTCATGGACGACAAGGAACCGCTGGTCGAGGTGTGTCAGCAACTCCTACAGGGCAAAGGCTGGGAGGTGTTGCGGCCAATACTGGCGCGCATCGAGGACGACTCGTTCGCGGACGCATCCGTGGGTGCCGGGCGTTACCTGCTGGCCGCCCTGATGCGTTGCGAGTCCGGTGATAAGGCCAGGCGCGTATGGCAGTTGATCAATGCGCTGACGTTTCCGACTGAGACGTATGATCGCAAGGTAGCTTTCTTTGCGGCGGTGGGCCGCATGGTATGGGGAGATTAAGCATGAAACACTCGGCAGGACCGTGGCGTGTCGGCCCGCTGGACTCAAACAGCCAGCGCATCGTCGAAAGTGATTACATCGAAATATGCTCATGCTGGCACCACAGCGTCAGCTCAATTGAACGCGAGATGGAAGCCAATGCGCAGCTCATCGCCGCTGCACCGGCCTTGCTGCACGCCTTGAAGCATGTGGTGGATATGGACGGCGCCAGCGACACCGCAGCTCTGTGGAAGCAAGCGCGTGAAGCAATAGCGCTGGCCGAGCACGGGTATATCTCATGATCGACGGCACGTATGAGCGCTTGCGGGCGCGGCTGCTGATCGACCAGCTATCGCTTGACCAAGAGCTGATTGACATTGGCGAACTGATTGCAACTGCCGCTGACGGTGTGGCCGAGGCCGCATACAAGCGCGACACCATCGCGAATCAGTTGAAGCTGGTGGAGGCACAAGTCGCGGACACGCTGCGCAAAGAGCAAATCGTTGATGGGAAAGGCGCAAGTAAGACCCGCAGCGAGGCGCAAATCGACAAAGAAACGCCGCTGGACGCGGAGTACCAAGAAACACTGGTGCTACGCACGGAAGCGGACTTTGAACTGGCCAAGTGGTCCGCGCTAGTCAACGGGTTGCGGGCCAAACAGTCATCCATCAAAACCATTGGTGAAATGACCATTGCGGGCTTTCTGACTAGCGATGCTGTGTATAACCAGGAGCGACACAACCGACGGAGGTCGTCGTGACTACAATAGAATTCATTGCAGTTATTCTTTCAATACCGTTACTAATGGTCGCGCTCTACGTCGGGGCGCGACTTGTCACGCACGCGTATTTCAGCAGCAAGCGGGACTACAACCAGCATAACCAGGAGAACAACTGATGGCCTTTACATTCAAGCCGCGCGACCAAGCGGTGATCGACAAGAAGGAAACGCAGCAGGCGAACGACCTTGTCAGCTTTATCCGCGAGGAATACAAGATTTACAAGGTGCGCAAAGGCGAAAACCTAATTCGCATCTTGCCACAGGACGCCAAATGGGAACGCGAAGACTATGGCGAAACCGTTTTCGTCCACTTCGGTATTGGCCCAGACAGCGCGTCGGTGTTGTGCAACACCCGCATGGGCGGCGGCGCGTGCTGCATCTGTGAAGCGCGGGCCAAGGCCGAACGCGCGGGCGATGATCGCCTCGCTAATGACCTGCGCATCACCAAGCGCGTGGTGGTTTGGATACTGGACCGCAAAGCGCAGGACGACGAACCGACTCTGTGGTCGATGCCCTGGACCGTGGACAAGGACATCACCAAGGCCAGCAAGGATCGTATGACGGGTCGCACCTATACGATCGAGCACCCGGACGAGGGTTACGACATTTACTTTGACAAAGACGGCGAAGGGCTGGCCACGAAATACACCGGATTCCAAATGGCGCGCAGCCCAACGCGCGTGCCGGAGTCCGCGCTGAACTTCGTATCAGAAAACCCCGTGCTGGCTACGCTGAACCAACGCTCAAACGAAGAAGTGCAGGCGATCTTCCAAGGTGTTGTATCGCAAGGTCGTGGTGGGCGTGACAATGATCGACCGCGTGACGGTGGCCGCCCAGACCGCACCCCGCCGCGCGACGACACGCCGCCGCCCGCCAGTGAGCACGACTATGGCGGGGGTCGCGATCATCCCAACGCTGAACGGCCAGCAGCCGCACGACCGGAGCGCATGATCCGCGAAGAACGTCCAAGTGATCGGCCACCAGTCGATGAGCGTCCACAGACCATGCGCCCGATGCTTACGCGTCCCACGACAATAGAACCGACACCGCCTGTTGAGGCACCAACACCCCCAGCCACGCTGTCGGCCGCAGCGCAACGGGCCGCTGCACTACGGGCGAGGCTCAACAAGTGAGCAATGAAAGCAGACCAGGCGCACCGCCCGCCAGCGTGCTGCACCCAGACGAGCTGTTGCGCTTGCGCTTGCTACGGGCACTCGAGGAAGTTGGTGATTGTCTACGCTCGTTGTCATGGGTTCTCATTCAAGGCATCCGCGAAGACAACGCGGCGCACCGTGGCAGTATCGCGGTGGGCCTCGAGCGTGCGGCCGTGCTGTGCCGGGGTGGGCCCTATAACTTTGCTGCCGCCGACCCACCACCCGCCCCAAAAACGGAAAATCAAGCGCCGCCAGGCGATTTTGCAGCGCTGGCGGCACCCGTGGTGCCCGTAAGCCCTGCGGAGGCCCTGGCGCGTGCTGGAATTGCGTCTGCGCCAAAGACTGAAAACTAACTGGGAAGAAGTTCTAGCTATGCAACGGCCAACCATAGCAACCAAGTCACCAGCACCACTAGCAGCGCAAGTGCCGGAATCCAGTGTAGTCCATCACACAAGCGGGAGCTTAATGCTTGACCTTGTGCTGGGCGGTGGTTGGGGTGAGGGGCGAATCGTCAACGTGGTTGGTGACTCATCCAGCGGCAAAACGCTGCTGGCCGTGGAGGCGTGCGCGAACTTTGCCCGCAAAGCGCCGCTGGAGAATATCCGGTATCGAGAAGCAGAATCCGCGTTTGATGAGAACTACGCAGCGCAAATCGGTTGGCCGACGGGTCTGGAAATTCCGGAGGAGCCGATGGAGACGGTGGAGCAGTTCTACACCGACCTTGAGGCTTGGTTGGACAAGCGCGACGGAATAACCCCGTGCCTGTATGTGCTGGACAGCCTGGACGCGCTGTCGGACGCCGCTGAGCTTGATATGGACTTTGACGAAAAGACCTACGGTGCAAGCAAACCCAAGCAGCTATCCAAGATGTTCCGCTTGCTTGTGCGCAAGATCGAAGACAAGCGCTGCACACTAATGATCATCTCGCAAATACGCGACAAGATCGGGGTTGTGTTTGGTGAAAAGCACAGCCGCAGCGGTGGACGCGCGCTTCAGTTCTACTGCTCGCAAGTGCTGTGGCTGGCTGAAATCAGCAAAATTAAGAAGACTGTGCTGGGCACACAGAAGACCGGCATCGAGCGTGTAATCGGCACACACGTCTTGGCTAAAACCAAGAAGAATAAGATTGGTATTCCGCACCGTGAATGCGAGCTAACCATCATCTTCAGCTACGGCATCGACGACGAGGAAACTATGCTGGGCTGGCTAAACAAGAACAACGGGGGGTCGCTACTGGACAGCACAATTTCACAACTACGTGCAACTCTTAGTGCGGCCCGCCAGGCGCGTGACTACGGGCGGATTGACGCTATCCGCGACTTGCTGCGGGAAGCGTGCATCACGCATTGGGCAACAATCGAGGAAGCCCTGGCTCCCACCATTCAGAAGTATAGGTGACAGCAATGAAGACCAAGACTTCACTTGTGCTCGGTCTGGTGTTGTGTTCCCACATAGCGCACGCCCAGCAGATGTGTGCCTTCATTAAGTCCATGTTTGACGGCCTACATGCGGACTACCACGAAAGCGTAGTGTGGATGGGCAACGGAAAACATGGCGTCCAAGTCTACATGACGCAAGCAACCGACGGCAAAACGTGGTCTGTTCTTTACACGGACCCGGCCTCCGGCACCGCCTGCATGCTGGCCTCTGGCAAACAAGGCCAATTCGTCGACACGCGCAAGCAGAAGTGAGATGCGCAAGGGCGGGGGGCAACACAAGGGCGCTGCGTTTGAACGCAAGGTCGGCCAGCAGTTATCTCTTTGGCTGACTGAGGGAGCGCGCGCCGACTTATTCTCGCGTAACGTCCTGTCGGGTGGACGCTTCACGCTGGCGGTCAAAAACGGCGTGGAGACCTCCACACCAGGCGACCTTATGGCCGCACACCCGCTGGCGTTTGAGTTCTTATCGCGTTTTATGGTTGAGTGCAAACACTACAAGGATTTGCAAATCCTTCAGTTCCTGCTTGACCGCCGCAACGGCACATCATTCCTATCCAAGGTGATCGACAAGGCCGGGCGCGAGGCCAAACACAGCGGCTTGATCCCGATGGTGATTGCGCAGCAAAATCAACTGACGTCGCCGCTGGTGTTTCTACCAATGAGCGCCGGCGTGCATGTGCTGTCCGCGCGCCAGCCGACCGGGGTGGTAGTCTACCACAAGCTGCATCGGGACACGGTGCTGGTCCTGCGCCTGGACGCGCTGTGCATGTATATCCGAGCCAAGGATCTGCTAACGCTTGTGGGAGCACGGTTGTGATTTTGACAGCGGATTGGCACCTGACGGACAACCCGGCTGACGAATACCGTTGGGATGTGTTTGATCGATTGCACGAAATCATCGACCTAACAGGTCACAAACACATCGTCATTCTCGGAGACATCACTGACCGCAAGGACAAGCATTCGGCTAGACTGGTCAACCGGCTTATCTCAAAGCTGGAAGACCTATGCTATGACAACGGCCAGGTGACTATCCTTATGGGCAACCATGACATGCCGCTCAACGGACCCCCGTTCTGGCAAATGCTAACTGCTCTTGAGGCCAAAATCAGCTTCCACACTGAGCCCTGTCACATTGAGGACATCCTGTTTCTTCCCTACACACACGAACCCGGCCTAGCGTGGTCCAAACTAAACTGGAATAACTTGCGGGTTGTGTTCATGCACCAAACAGTGACAGGTGCCAAGGTCGGGCACCACGCGCTGACGGACCATCGCGGGGTGCCCGAGTTCCCTGCTAGTGTGCGGGTTTATTCTGGTGATATCCACACACCGCAAACTGTGCGCGGTGTGACGTATGTTGGTGCCCCACATCCAATCAAGTTTGGTGATGACTACGAATGTCGTATTCTGACACTTGACCAGAACTACAACGTCGACGATGAGTTTATTCTGGACCCGCCGCGTAAACAAATCCTAACCGTGCGTTCCCTGACAGAATTGCAGCGTCAGCCGGTGAAGCCAGGCGACCAGTTGCGCATTCGCTGCACACCCACTTCGGGCAGCGCAGAGCAATGGTTGCTGGATCAAGAAAAGCTGGCTGCGTGGGTTCGGGAACGCGGCGCGACCGTAGTATCCGTGGAAGTAGACCTTTTGACACCGGACAGCAGCGTTGCCGAGTTCACGGGTGGTGATGACCCCTACAGTGTGTTGACCCGCTGGGCTGCGTCCGAAACTATCGGCGAGGACTTGCGCATCACCGGCCAATCATTGCTAGACGAAGAACTGCGTGAGTCCCGCTAATGCAACGCATTACGTTGGATCAATTACTGATCGAAGGCTTTAAGTGTTTTCGCGACAAGACTATCGTTCAATTCCCCGATAAGGGTGGCTTCTATTTTCTAACGGGTAACAACGGCCCGGAGCCGCGACTAGGCGCTAACGGTGCCGGTAAATCGAGTCTGTGGGACGCGTTGTGCTGGTGCTGGTATGGGGTTTCGGTGCGGGGCAACAAAGCCTCCGAGATCACTTCATGGGGTGTCAAGCGCGCACACGTTGCTAACGACTTCACGATCGGTGATACGCGACATCGCGTGGAACGCTGGGGTTCACCAGACCGCTTAGTGCTGGATGGCGTTGTCATAGCGCAGCCAGCGTTGGACACCGTGCTGGGCTTGTCCAGACAGCGATTCTTGCATTCTGTGTTGTTTGGTCAGGGTGCGCCGCTATTCCTCGACCTCACGGTTCCGCAGCGCGGCGACTTGCTGGACGAGGTGCTGGACCTCGGTTTGTGGATGCGCCTGTCCAAGCGCGCCAGCACGCGCGTCGCGACAATGGAAAAAGCGCTAATCGAACACCGCAAGGAAATCGCTTACAACGAGGGACGTTTGCGTGGTCTGCCGGACGAGAACTTGTTGCGCCAGCAGGAAGCTAACTGGAACGCGGATAACGACGCGAACCTGACCAACATAGCAAATCAGATCGAGAAACTCGAAGCTGCTGTTGACGTGTTGGACAAACGCGTCACACACCTGGCGGGCCAGCGTGCAAAGCTGCCCAACATCGACGCGACAAACGCCACCATGCGCGGACTTGATACTGCGCTATCGGACAAGCGCGTTGAGATTACGCGGATCACTGATGCGCGACAGCGCGACAACGCGCTGGTTGCATTCTACAGATCACACAAGGATTGTCCTACATGCAAGCAAGGATTGAGCGAGGACTTTATCGCTAGTCAGATACACACACTTGAGCGTGACGTTGCTGGTGCGTCCGTGGACCTGGACGCGCTACACGACCAGTTCGAAACCATCATGGCCAAGCGGGAGCGGCTGCGCACGGAACTGGACGAGCAAATCATCAAGCTCCGCACCGTAGACAACGAACTGACGGAAGCCACCACGGCACGCAATCTACAAGCCCGCGCGCTGGACACGCTAACGGCCGAGCTGGACCGCCTGCTAACCCCCGTCAAAAACCCGTTTTCAGAGGCGCTGGCACGGCTGGCCGACCAGCGGCGGGGTGTAGCAGCGACTCAACAGCAAACCGCCCTGGCGATAGCGGATTTAACTGTTGAGCTGGACCGCACGAAATACTGGCAGGAAGGGTTCAAACGCGTTCGGTTGTTTCAAATCAAGTCAGCACTATCCATGCTTGAGCTGGAGACCGCGAACGCAGCCTCGGCCCTTGGGCTGCCTGGCTGGCGCATCAGCTACGTCACGGAGATTGAGACCAAGTCCGGCACCATGCGGCCAGGTGTGCGGGTGCAAGTTACGTCACCCACCGTATCCGCACCGTGGGAAGTGTGGTCGGGTGGTGAGGGCCAGCGTATTCGTCTGGCCGTGCAACTCGGTATAGCGGCAATGGTGCAGCGTATGTGCGGGATAACATTCGGGTTTGAGGTTTGGGACGAACCTTCCAATTGGCTGTCGCCGGAGGGGATAGACGATCTACTGGAATGCCTACGCTGGCGGGCGGATGCGACGGGGCGCGCCGTATGGTTGCTAGACCACCGCGCGTTGTCCTTCGGTGGCTTCGACGAGGTGTGGCTGGCGGACAAGACCAGTGAGGGCACCACCATCGAACTGATACAGGAGAACACCCGTTGATCCCCTATGAGCAGTTCCTCACCAACAAGCACATCCGCGCCACGCCAGTGAGCATAACCAACCCGCTGCGCATAGACGCACCCTTGTTCGATTTCCAACGCGCGGCAGTTGAGTATTGCTTGCATGTCGGGAGGTGCGCGCTGTTCCTCGATACCGGGTTGGGTAAGTCGATCTGCGAACTGGAGTTCGCACGGCAGTGCATCCACGCCACGGGTAAACCCGCGTTGATCCTAACCCCTCTGGCCATCGCAGCGCAGATGGTAGGGGAGGCGCGCAAGTTCGGTTACGCTGCGCGCATCATACGCAAGCAAGTAGACGCGGGCGCGTTCATCAACGTGTGCAACTATGACATGGCAGAGCACCTAGACTTTCGCGCCTACGGGTGCCTGATCCTGGATGAGTCCTCGATACTCAAGAACCACGCGGGGGCTACGGCGCGCGCCCTTGTCGATATGGGTGCGAATATCCCCTACCGGCTATGCGCGTCTGCCACGCCCGCGCCCAACGATCACACCGAGCTAGGGATGCACGCCGAGTTCCTAGGCTTGCTACGGTCTGATGAGATGCTGGCGCGGTGGTTTATGAATGACCGCGAGAATACAAAAGAGTGGCGTCTCAAGGGACACGCCGTCAAGCCCTTTTGGGAGTGGGTCGCGTCATGGGCTGTAATGGCGGAAAAGCCTAGTGACCTAGGGGACTACTCGGACACGCGCTACGAATTGCCCGCGTTGGATATCCGCGAGCACATAGTGAACCACGTGGTAGACGCCGCGCCCGGTGCGAGTGGTTTCTTCAGCGTGGTCTCCGCTACCAATCTACATGGCGTAAAGCGCAGCACGGCGGCGGGACGCGCCGATCTGGTGCAAACCATCGTGCAGGCGGAACCTGATGAGGCGTGGGCTATCTGGTGCGATACAGATTACGAGGCGGATGAGTTATGCCGGCGCTTACCCGGTGCGTTGGACTTGCGGGGCAGCCAAAGCCCCGCACAGAAGGAGGCGTCACTGCTGGCATTCTCCACGGGTGCTAACAAGCGGATCATAACCAAGCCCAGCCTATCAGGCTTTGGTCTCAACTGGCAGCACTGCGCGCGCACCGTGTTCGTAGGGCGCTCGTTCTCGTATGAAACATGGTATCAAGCTGTGCGGCGCTTTTGGCGGTTTGGCCAGGCGCGCACGGTGGTTGTGCATCTGATCTTCGCGGACGGCGAGCGGCACATCGATGCGATCCTCGGTAACAAGTCGGAGAAGCACGCCAGCATGAAACTTGAGATGCGCGCCGCTACCAAGCGGGCGATGCGTATAGCTGACCAAGGCACAATTTACAGACCAACGAAAGCAGGGGACTTACCGGCATGGCTGTAGAATGCTTGGACCAATCACTCACTAAGGATTACGCCCTCTACCAGGGCGATTGCGTGTCAGTGCTGCGCCAGCTACCCGCCGGTTGCGTCGACTTCTCGATCTACTCCCCTCCCTTCGCTAACCTGTTCATCTATTCGGACAGCATGGCAGACATGGGCAACGCCACGTCGGATAGCGAGTTCTTCGATCATTATGGGTATCTCGTGGCTGAGCTCACGCGGTTGCTCCGCCCCGGCCGCTTGATCGCGGTTCATTGCTCCGACTTGCCTTACGTCAAGTGGCGGGACGGTCGCATCGGTATCAAGGATTTCAGTGGTATGCTGATCCGCGCGCACGAAGCGCATGGGCATACCCTGCATTCCCGTGTAACGCTTTGGAAGTCGCCGGTCACAGAGATGCAGCGCAACAAATCCATCGGATTGCTCTACAAGCAACTTCGCAAGGATAGCATCAAAAGCCGGCAAGGGTTCCCCGACTACCTATTGGTGTTCCGCGTGCCAGGGGAAAACGATAAGCCTGTTACACACACGCCGGAGAGCTTCCCCTTGGCACAATGGCAGGAGTGGGCGTCCCCCGTATGGACCACTATCGATTGGTACAACACGCTAAACCGGGAGTTGGCGCGCGAGGAGTCAGACGAACGCCACATCGCGCCGCTCCAACTAGACCTAATAGAGCGCGCATTGGTCCTATGGTCCACGCGGGGGGATACAGTGCTCTCACCCTTCGCGGGTATAGGGTCCGAGGGCTACGTCAGCGTCCAACAAAAGCGTAGGTTTATCGGCACAGAACTGAAGCAATCCTACTACCGCGAGGCTTGCAAGTTTCTCGCCCGTGCTGTGACGGCGGGTAGTGCCGGGTCGCTACTAGACCTCGATACGCAAGCGCCCCCGAAGCTCACGAAGCCAACGCTCAAGAGGACCGCAACATGATCACCGCCGAACGCTACCACGACATCTCTTGTGGCCACCGGGTTTACGGGCATGAGAACGCTTGTGCGGGGCTGCATGGCCACAACTACCGGGTAACTTTCACGCTTGGTAGTATCGCGGGAGACCTGGACACTATTGGTCGCGTAATTGACTTCAGCATCATCAAAAGCAAGCTGTGCATGTGGTTGGAGGACAACTGGGATCACAAGTTCCTCTTGTGGGAGAAAGATCCGCTCTACGGACGCATGAGCCTGCTGCTGCGCGAGGGCTACCCCGGTGATCCCACGGACCCGCTGACACAGTCCTTGATCGGCGTGCCGTTCAATCCCACGGCAGAAAACATGGCGAACCACCTGATGTATATCATCGGACCGCAGCAGCTCCTCGGCACGGGTGCTGGGTTGCAATCCGTGCGCGTGGAGGAAACGCGCAAATGCAGCGCGACCGTAACCAAGTTCTAGGAGGACACCATGCACGGCAAGAACCTAATAGTAGGTCGGCGCAAGCTCGAGCAGGGCTACGCGATACACTCCATATTCAAAACCATACAAGGAGAAGGGCCGTGGGCCGGATGGCCGGCGCTGTTCGTGCGGTTTGCTGAGTGCAATCTGCGTTGCTACTTTTGCGATACGAATTTCGATACAACAGTCATTCTAAGCCTGCAAGAGCTTGTCGCCACCATCTGCGCCAGTCAAGCGAAGCGCGTGGTGCTGACGGGCGGTGAGCCCATGCTGCAAGCCCTGCCCGAGTTGCTTATGGCAAACACGCAAGCCATCTTCCAAATCGAAACCGCCGGCACCGTCTGGCCGGAGGGTATGGAAGACGTTCCTTACGACAAAGCACCTGTGATTGTGTGCTCGCCAAAGACCCCGGCTGTGCATCCGCGTATCGAGGAGCGCGTAGTATTTTGGAAATACATCATTCGCGCTGGCGAACTTGGTGACGACGGCCTGCCCAACAAATCAACGCAAATTGTTGGGCAGGCCGCGCGTATATTTCGATCGGAGCGAAAATACTCCGTGATCTACGTGCAGCCCTGCGACGAGGACGACCCAACAGCCAACGCAGCTAACTTGCAGGCCGCCGTCACAAGTTCGATGGTCCACGGCTATAGGCTGTCACTTCAGCTGCACAAGATTGCGGGCCTCCCGTGATACCAGAGCTGAAAGGATCACTGGAAGAAAACATCCTAACCCTAATCGGTTGGGATGACCAGCGCGCGCCGGCTCTACTGTTACGTCTCGACCCAGCGTTGTTTAGCACACGCATTTATCGGGAAATCGCACAAGAGGCCTACAAGCATATCACGCGCTACGGCAGCGCCCCCCACACACACTTGTATGACTTGCTCGAGGAGCGTTTGCAGCGGGGCGACGAGGGTAAGCTAATGCGTCAAACCCTCGACCAAATGCGGGAACTGGCCGCTGAGATCCAACCCCGCTTCGTGCTGGACCAGCTTGACCACTTTATTGAACTTCGCACTATGTCTGTCGCGCTAGTAGCGGCCTCGGAGGCGTTGTCGCGGGGCGACACGCGCAAAGCCCGCGAAGCGCTCTACAATCGCGCAATGGAGCAGAACAATACAGCAGGCACCTGGCTGGCCAAGCCGGAACAGTCGCTCCGCTTTATGGACAAGCGGGACGAAGATTGGTTCCCGTCCGGCGTAGACGTGCTGGACAACGCTGGCGTAGTGCCGGCGCGCGGCGCTGTCTACATGATGATTGCACCCGCTAAGCGCGGCAAAAGCTGGTTCCTTATTGAAACCGGCAAGCAAGCCATGCAGCACAACCACCGCGTTCTGCACGTTACATTGGAAATGCCGGAGGAGCAGGTTGCCCAGCGCTATGTGCAATCCGTATTTGCGCTGACTGCAACTGAATCCAAATTGGTGCAAACAATCAACTTTGACAACAGCAGCCACGACGGCACTAAGCTACTGTTGTCGGAACCACGCATGACGGAATCCATCACGGACATTGGACGCGCCCGGCTTACCCCGCAAGTGCGGGCACTTAGCCAGCGTGGTGCTCTGCTGATTAAGCAATTCCCTAGCGGTTCCCTGACTGTCGCGCAACTTGACGCATACTTGGACTCTCTAGCGCGAACGGACAAGTTCGTGCCGGATGTAGTTCTGCTTGACTATCCAGCTTTGATGGCCGTCGACAGCAGCAACTACCGCATCGACATTGGCCGAGTGGCCGTGGGACTGCGTGGCCAAGCCATACGTCGGAACCACGCTCTCGTCACTGTAGCGCAGGGCAATCGCAGCGCGTCCTCCGCCTTACGGGTTGACCGCTCGCATGTGGCCGAGGACTTTTCACAAATCATGACAGCCGACACCGTGCTGACCTATAGCCAAACAGAGGCCGAAAAGAAGCTGGGTCTGGCGCGCCTGTTCGTGGACGCGGCGCGTTCCGTGCGCGATGGATTTACTGTGATGATTTCACAGAACTACGAGACAGGTCAGTTCGCAATCGACAGCACCCGCATGGACGGACACATCGAAGCCGCTGTCAAGAAACTAAGCGAACCCAAATGACATGCCTATCGACCCCGAGGCCATACAGCGATACCTGGCTTACGTTCCCACTAAGCGGCCAGACTTCAAAGGCGAGAATTACCACGCGCTGCGTCGTCATATTGCGCAAGACACTGGTGTTGAGCTAAACACGCGCACGCCATTGCGCCAGCACCAGCTCGAGGGGTTAGCGTTCGCGCTGCACATGATGCGCTGTCTGTTATTCTACGACACGCGTCTCGGCAAAACCAAAATGGCGCTGGATTGGGCGACACACTTACGACACGCGGGTCTGTGGTCGGACGCGGGGCTAGTAATTGCGCACGCACCTGTCGCGCTGGACGTTTGGGAGTTCGAGGCTAGTAAGCACAGCGCACTCAACGTCCGGGCCGTGCGCAACCTGGCGCAGCTCGAGCAAGCGATTAGCGAGAACGTAGACTTAATTGTTGTGACGTGGTCCGTGCTACAGGCCATGTTTACAATCAAAAAGAAGTCGCGCAAAGGTCAGCCTAAACTTTACCCGGATCGCGCTAAGCTACGCCAGGTGGCCGGCTGCTGGTCGCTCTGCATCATTGACGAAATCCACCGCTGCAAGAACGAACAGGGGCTTTGGTTTGCAATGGCCGCTGAGCTGGTGCGGAAATGCACATTCCGCATTGGTTTGACCGGCACACCGTTCGGCCGGTTCCCGCTGGACGTATGGGCGCAGGCTTACTTGATTGACGACGGTGATTGCCTTGGCACCAGTCCGCAGTTCTTCCGCACGGCCTTCAGCAAGAAAGTAAAGAACTGGTTTAGCCCGACAAAAGAATCCCTGGCGTTCGACGAGTCACTAAAACCCATCCTTCAGACGCGCATCGAATCCATATCGATGGCCTACGCGCGGGCCGAAGTGACGCAAGTATCCGTGCTGGACAATCGCGTGGAACTGCGCATGTCACCGGAGCAAAGGAACGCCTACAATGACGTGATCAGCGGTGTGATTACACGCCCCGACGACTTGGACCCCGTGGAAGTCGGGTCTACATTCTCGCGCTTACGCATGATCAGCAGCGGGTATTTGCCTTACACGGACGACGAGCTAAGCGAGCATGTGTTGCATTTCCCGCATCCGAGTAAGCTGGATTGGCTGCGTGATCTACTGATGGAGCTGGGTGACGTGCCTACTGTGATTTTCCACGAATACACGCACACCGGCCTGTTGATCTGCAAACTGCTGACAGAGCTAAAAATCAAGCATAGCTGGCTTTATGGTCAAGCGCGCGATAAGGGCGCTGCCAGGCGTGCGTTTGTAGACGGGAACGCGCAAGTGCTAGTGGCCAACACCGCTACGGGTGGGACAGCCATCGACCTCAACCGGGCCGACTACTTGCTGTTTTTTGAATCCCCGACCAGTCCCATTGTCCGCCAGCAAGCCGAGGCGCGGCCGCTGGGTGAGCGGGGCCAGCGCGTCCTGATTATGGATGACCTAGTGTCGTCGCCAGTGGATAAGCGTGTCCTGGATTTCATATCAGAAGGCAAGGACATCTTGCGCACCTTGATCCACGGGAAGGCCACTTGGAAATCTTTGCGGGCTTGAATTTTATGGCTTGCTCTTTCGCAAGCTGGCCCCTATATATGGGGTTGTGGCCGGGTGGTCCGGTCGGACAGCAGGAGACGGGACATGGTTCTTCGGAACGCCTTAGACCTCTCGAAAAACCTGACCCGTTTCGAGCAGATTCTCGTGGAGTTGGACGCCGTGCAAGCGGCGGACACAGAATACAAGACCGCGTTTAGCACGGGCAGCAAGGCCCGGTTGCATCGCGGTGAGACGTGGCGCGGGCGCTTGATCGCGCTGGTCGCATACCAGCAGTCCAAGCAGATTTTTGAGGACAAATCACTAAATGAGTGACCTAGCTGAGACGCTGCTCCGAGTCGTGCGCTACGGCGACAACGCCAGCGCGCGACTCACCGTGCGGCAGCTCTACATCGTGGTTGCTTGCGCCGAGCAGGGGCCGCAAGCACCCGTCCATCTAGCCGCTGTGATGGACATCAACCCAAGCGTGATCAGCCGGGCGGTCGACAAGCTGGTTGCTACCGGCTGGCTGCGTCGCGTCATGGGACACCCCTCTGACGGGTCCGCTCACGGCACGCTGGTTGAGCTGACCACGGCCGGGTTCGCCTACCTCGCTGGCATGGGGCTGTTACCCGGCAGCTAAAAACGGCTTTTCAAGCACCGCCAGGCCGTTTTAGAGGTGGAGCTGGGGGTATAGTAGCGGCCAGCGGCCAAACTGGCCTGGCGGCCTCCGTGGGAGCGCGAAAAAATCCGCCGACGATTATGGTTGGCAAGACTATTCAAGCCAGTCCGGCGGAATGTCTGGTAGCTCCACCGTTTTCCCGCGCAGATCGTGATGGCAATCGCCGCAAAACTCGATCTTTCCAGCGCGAATAAAGTAGTGACACCGGAGCTTTGGAAAATTTGCGGCAACATTCACAGACGGCGCGAATGTCGGAGCCTGAGCATTGCCGTCAAACGTCCACTGTGCTCCGTTCTTGAACGGCTGCTTGACAGCGATTTGATGCGTGTTCTCGCATCCAGGGCACCAGTGTTCATGCAGAGAACGAAGCGGCCCGTAATGCCGAAGAACGAGCTTAGAACTCAGAACTTCGGTTGCCATCATGGATTCCCCGAGATATGCCCCGGCGGCGCCGGATCGCTCCCCAGCGCCGCGCTGCCGTTCATCATAGCCTGACTCGATCCAGAGTAACCGATTTTGCGCAGCGGCCGGTCATGGAATCGCTCGTCCTCCGGCGTCCAGTAAACCTTTCCGCACTGCCACCACACATCGTCGCCCACAGACGGGATTTCCCCGTCTAAATCCACATAGACCCCGCACTCGTCTCCGATGCCAGCACGGTTTCCGAAACCGTCATACAAGCGCTCGGCGCACCAGAGGCAAGTTCGTTCACCGCGAACAGACACGAAGATTACAACGCCGCCAATCATCACGGATTCCCCGAGATATGCCCCGGCGGCGCCGGATCGCTCACGAACACCGCGCCGGCCGCCGGCGAGGTCGCCAGCCCGGTCATCGTGCCGCCGCCGCTTACGCCGATGCTGGCTCCGTTGCCGGTCCAGGCCAGCGTGTTCGTGCTATCGAACGCGACATTTTCGTTCGCTGCGACCATGACCGACGAGTTGAAACGCCCGACGTATAGGTGCGCCCCTGACCACGCCATGCTGTTGGTTGTGGGCACGATGCCTTCCTCGCCAAAGCCGATGACGTTCTCACCCGGCGTGGATGCGGTGACATCGTAGACGCCTCCGGTCACTGTCACCACGCCGCCGTTCGCGGCGTCGATCCAGCGACCGCCGCCATTGTTGGCATTGTAGCCACCTGTCACTGTGGTGGTCAGGGTCCGGGTCTTGATCTGGTTTCCGTACGTGTTGCCGTAGAAATTGGAGTTGTTGACGATCAAAGCGGCGCCGGTGGCGTAGATGTCGTGGCTCAGGCCATCGAGGCTCTGGCCGTTGTTCACGAAATCGCAGGATTCGACGTCCAACGTCACGTTCTGGCCGGGGCCGCCGAACACCGCCGGCGAGTAGGGCGGCGAGAACACCCCGTCGTCGCTGTGCTCAATCAGCAGATGGTCTAGCACCAGCGTGCCGGGTGCGGCGAAGTTCTCCGCGTAGACGCCGGCCTCGCCGCTACCACCGCCGCCGCTCGCCGGGCCGCCGCAGTTTTTCAGCACGAGGCCGTAGACGTGGCCTGGCGACTGGGCGTGGATGCAACCCTTGCCCCACGCCAGCCGGTGTCCGGCGGCGATGCCGCCCTGCCCGTCAATGCTCTCCTTGCCGTCCGCTTGGCCGAGGATGGTCCAGCCGTCGAGTCCGACGGGAATATCGAACGGCACGAGGTCGGCGGTGCCGGCCAGCACCGTCATGGTAAATCCCTTGGCCATGCAGGGGATCGCCGACGCCATCTCGGTGAATGTCTGGCCGGGACCAACCGTCACGGTCGCAAGCGGCGTCGCCGGGCAGGTAGCAGGCGGCGGTGTGACAACGGCAGACTGCGGAAGCGCCTTGATGGCCGCCAGCACGGCGGCGAACTGCGCGTCCATGTCGGTCTTGAGCGCGGTGATGGCGGCGGCGTTGCTGGCGGCCGTGGCCGCAGGGACGACTACAGCAGCGGTGGCGGGCTTGGTGACCGCGACCGTGGAGGTGATCATGGTTGCGGGCGCAGCGGCGTGCGCCAGCAGCGGTGTAAGGGCTACGCCAGCAAGTAGAATGATGCGAAGCATCAGATCACTCCAAAGAACCACAGCAGAAGAAAAACAAGCAGGACGGCGCCGAGACCGACACCACCCCGCCCGTAGTGCGTGAAGCCTGGACCACCCCATTGACCCCACCCGACTCCGGCGCCGCCGAATATCAGCAGCAGCACAAGAATCAAAATGATTACACTGATGGGGCTCATTGGTTTATTCCCTACCCGATTGCAGCGCGCAAGGCTTGGCCGACAGACGCAAGCTGAGTCCAGTTGATCGACATGGGATCGAGGCCGTTACCGCGAATTGCGTCATGATTCAGCGGCACAACACCACCGACCATGTATTTTTCGACGAACGCTTTCGTGGCCAGCAGTTCCTTGCCCCACGAGACAAAACGAACCAGACCGGTGTCGTTATTGTAGAATAGCCCCTTGGTCTCGTGGCCGCCCCACACACCGCCATCGTCGGCCACCACGTCCCAAACCTCTTGTGATTGGCAGGAGACCGGCAAGCTCCAACTGATACCGCAGTCACCAGCCCACGCCAGGGCGTCGACAAGATCGTCCCACGCGCCGGCACGGATGCCGGCAGCGCCAGCCAGCTTGTTGTGAGTGCCGTTGCCGAGATCGACGCCGGTATTCAACCAGTAGTCGATCGCAATACCTGGCTCGGTGCCCTGATCCGTGGTTGGCTCATTCGGGTTGAAACCCGTAATCGCGGAATACAGTGACAGAGTCTGCACCGTATTGGCGACGTATGGTACGGCCTGGCTCCAACGCGTCATGGCCGTGATGCTGTGCATCATGAACGCTGGATAACAGTCACCATACGTGTCGTTGCCCAGCATACCCCAGCCGGTCTCGCGCACACCGTAGCCGCCGACTTGTGCTGGTGTGGGCAAGTTCGGCAGCACCTCGGACAGCAACGGCAACTTGGGCAAGCCGGGCCGGTTGTCTTTCCGACCTAGCTTAAACTGTGAATGGTCCGGCATCAGCGCGCTGCCAGCAAAACCGCACGCGCTTGGGCAGCGGTCATGGTGTTTGCTGCGGCGGACGGGGTGGCCAGCAGGCCGACGCCGACTTCAATAATCGGCAGTAGCACGCTGACGGCAGTGATGATCTTCTGCAACGTCGCCGGCAGCGTGAACCCTGCCAAGGCGGTTTCCAGCGCGCTGAAGTCCGAAGCGATTTGCGTCACGATCGGTGCGCCTGTCGCCTGACTGGTGGCGACCGCGAACGCCGCTGCGGCAGCAACGATCTGCTCCACTTCCGTTGCAACGGCACCGACTGCGGCGGCGTTCACGCCAAGGGCGGCTTGCAGTGCCGGGAGCTGGGCGTCAAGCGACTGCGCAACCAGATCGACGTCCGCTGTGATTTGCGCGGCGATTTGCGCAACGGTGGTTGTGCCACACGCGGACAGCACGGCCAGCATCGGAAGTGCGAGGAAAGTAGTGCGCAGGAGGTTACGACGATTCATTTTTGATCTCCGTAGGGAGGTTGCTGCATGTCCGATGCGGCGACGGTCTGCACGTATTTATCAACGCGCCGGAGAAATGCGCAACCGGCTACAACTCCGGCCAGCAGCACGACCAGCGCGATGCGAATCATGGTGTTGTAGTTGTGGTCTCCGTAGTGGTATGCGCTGTCTGTGGTGCAGGTGCTGGCAACGCGTGAGTGCTCTTGTCCAGCAGCGTGCCGAGTTCACCAGTGACCATGCGGTCGATGTGATCCGGTGTGATGTTGAGTCGCTTCAATGCGTCGGGCGCGGCGGAGATCAGATACTGCGCACCCTCGGCCACCGCTTGGTCATGTGTGACGAAGCCGAGGTTGGTGATGCGTCCGGCTAGTGCTGAGTTTGCGATGCCGCCAGCGCGACCGAGCGCGCGATCCACGGTTGTTTGATCCACGAACTTTTGCAAGACCGGCCAATGCGCGAACGCGAACGCGACCAGTGTGCTTGCTGCCGCAGTCAGCGCCGCATACATGAGCGGTTGTAGGACAGTCACAAGCGGCGTCAGGTCAACGTGCTGCATAGTGTGTTCCTAGTTAGACGCGAATTGAGAACTTGCTGCCACCACATACATCAAGCGACGTATCCAACCCTTGCCGTCCGTGGGCCATTGCTTGTCAGAGCGGTATTGTTCGTCACGTAGCCGGGCAAACTCCGCATGTAGCGTAGGAATGTTGGTGCTGGCCGCACTAAGCGTCTCAGGGCCAATAACGCCGTCATCCGCAACACCTACGGCACGCTGGAACGCTGGAATAGACCAGCCGCGACCATGATTTACAGCGGCATCAAACAGCAAACCGGCGAGCATGGGGTGGAGCTGATCCCCGCTAATCGGGTTGTAGAAGTCCCGCAAGTAAATTGTTTGTGCGTCCGTCAGCGTTAGATTTTGAATGTCGAGGATTGGGTATGATGCAGCGGAAATCCCAAACTTGGTGCCCACCAGTTTACCAACACCGACAGCACCACCTGTCCAGTTACCTGAGTCGCCGGAACTGCGGTCAAACGGACCCTCTACTCCGACCGTCAGCGCAAAACACTGGTCGAATACAGAAGACACTACTTGCTCACGGGAACGGGAATTATCGTCAGCGGGCCAGGTGGTTCCACTACGACACGCGCGGACGACACGGTCTTAGGGTCTTCTATTACAACCGGCACGTCCTTGGTCTCGATCGGTGAGGGCTGCAAGAACCACGGCGTAAGCGGACAGCTCCAGGTTGCGCGCAGCACGTAACCCCATGTCCCGATCCCAATGTTCTCCGGAATGTCTAGCGAGTTGATATAGTGGTCGAGTCCGGGAGGAACAAGCGCCTTAGGTGGCGACTGTAGGGGAACGATGATTAGTTCACGCTTGCCGTTGCGAACCTCATACCGGCGCAATCCCTGGTCAACACGGCGATCGCAAGTGTAGTGCTGTTCTTTCTTGACATAGATTTCCAAGCGGCCACCGCGAAACGTGACTGCGTCCGCGTCGCGGATATCAATGAGTTTGACTGGCGGGGTGCGCGTTGAATCAAACAGAAGCGTGGAGCAGAGCGCTCCCACTACTGCCGAGACCAGAATCAAGCGCCACCTGAGATGCGCGATCAAACCGGCTTCTTGCAAGGTCACGGCGTGATCCCTCCGTGACCTGTCAGCACGGACCAGACCCATTGTGCTTTAGTTATGATGATGGTCAACACGGCGCTAGTTATTCCAGCAGCAGCGGCTACCCATATAGCTTGCTTGCGCCCCCGCCAATCCTTTGCGCGATTTTCTTCATCGCTGGCTTTCTTGGCCCTCACCTCACGCACCCAGCGGAGGTCGGCCCGCAGTTGCCCGATGGATTCGCTTTCAAAGATGTCAACAAGACCCGCTTCCAGTTCCATGCGCCCAAAATCGGAAACGCGTTGCGCGCGTGCAGCTCTTGTCACAAGATGTCGAAGTGCTGGCCCTGTATCCTCCTCCTCCGGCACGTCTGGAATATCTTCCATTATAGCGCAGTTATCCAACACGGCTGCATCTCCGGCGAAATCACAAGAGGCCCCTATGCTGGTTGCTCCCAGCATAACACACGTAACACACACCCTAGCGTAAATTGTGCGTTAATAACAGGGCCTTGTGCGTAACAAAGCCTTGTGCGTCGCTACGAGTAGTAGCTGATATCCAAAATTGCTCCTGCAGCCTGTTGGATGAACTGCACAATACTCAGCGGACCTGAGTATTGAAGCTGGCTGCCGGACGCAACAGGAACACCCACGGTTGCAGTCGGTGCCGTGCCGTCGTCTCGGTAACGCACACCAGCGCCGCCCACGCTGATAAAAGCAACTGTCGCACCCGTGGGCGGCGTCAAATACGTCGCAGCGCTCAGCGACGTAATCTGCTGGTAGCCTTGCGGAGTGTAGGAATAAGGCGAAATCTCAACGGGTATAGCACCTGATCCCGCGTTCTGTTGGTTGGGGTAGCTCATGGTTAAGCGCTCCAATCGTAGTCGATTGCGGACAAACTCGAATAAGGTGTGTAGGGTATCAACCCCAGCGCGATCTCGATCTGTGTAATACCCGTCTGTGTGATCAGAGCAGGGGTCACTGTGATCGCCGTGCCTGTAGTAGCGGACACTCCGTAAGCACCAACGCGCG